ATCTGTCAGTTCCCTTATACGTTTCGTTCCGGACCCGCGTTGAACAAATACCGTTGCGACCATTACTCCGGGAACGAATATCTTCTTTGTGCGGCTTAAGGATGCATTGAACGCGTCACCGTCAAGGATCACTAATCGAATCCATTCAGTTTTTCCCTCACGGTCGAAATCAATATTTTCATACTCCAAGGCCACTCCCGTTACCACTAATGGGAATTTTGTAAACAGTGATAATCTGATCGCCTCATTCATATTGCATTTGCTCTAATCCTGGCTGCCAGTTCCGCGATAGTCACTCTTACCATTCCGTTCGGAGCCTGTTTTGAATGTCCGTTCTCTAAGAGGTTTATGTAGTGAACATTGTTTGCGATCACAAATTCTGGTCCCGGCTTTAACGCAGCAATCATTCCTGGCTGTGCTGCACGAGTAGACGCTATCCCTGCTGAATCCTCTGGAGCGACGTTTAGATTCGCGGATGTTCCCGGAATAATCGTCCAGCTCGCCCTTGATCGCCCCGTCTTGACAGGATTCTTGAGAACAACTGAATTCAAAGCCGAAATAGCAACCTTCCGGGTGAAATTGTTTACCGCTCCCTTCGCTGTGGAAATGAAATGTGAAACATCCTGGAAATACTGAGATTGGCTCATGAAACCACCCTCCTTGCGAAGAAAATTACGAGCTGTTGNGTCGGCTCGGTCTTGAACATTACCACTTTCCAGGTTTCCGATCCGTCCGTTATCTCATCGCTTTCCTTGAAATTGTCAGGAGCGAGATTAGTGAAATCCGAAAGCCGTCCGAGATACTTTCTGTCTCCAAACATAACGGACTCATTCTGCTCTACCTCTTCATTTGAAACCGGCGTCTTGATGACCGTAACCGTGTCAGTGACAACTGAACTCGTGTTTGCGTCCGTGGCGGCACTGTAAGTGGTATTTGATTTCGCAGTATACGTCACCGATAGCTGAACCAGCGTGTCGGCAGCAAAGACATCAAAAACCGTGTCCCTTGCAACTGCCACCGCATCGGTAAGAACCCCTGCCATTATGACCTCACTAAGTTAAATGTTCCGCCCCCAAACAAAGGACACCCGAGCTTGGATAGAATGATATTAACCTGCCTTGGGATCGATTGTTTGATATCTGATTTATCAAAAACAACCTTCGTGAATCCATCGATGGAAACCTCTTTTATCCCAGCCCCATTACTGAATCCGGACGCAGCGTCAGAAGTTAATACATACTCCCGAGCCAACTCGATCGTTGCTTGTTCTAAGAGACCCGGGATCTCGTTCTCATTAAACTCGTTTGCCCTTATAGACAGGGAACGTGGGAAAACAGTGTCATCCTGATCCGGATCGGGAGCGTCCCGGCGAGGCCATTGAAGAGCTTGAGAGTCGGAATTCTTAAACCCATTGAATTGATAACTCTCATCAATAACCCTTGTGGCCATCGCCAGGGCGGCTTCCTTATCACCTGTAGAAAGTGCTGTCCAAGCAGTGCGAGAGACGTGTGCATCATTGTAAGAATCTGCACCAGCCACGGAAACGTAGCTGTTGGAGTTTGAAAGTCCTGTTCCGTCTTCGACTACTAATGTTAATGCCATATTTAAGTTTTCTGTAACTTAGGCTTATTGGAGCCCAAGGATTTATCTGCATCCAGTGCCTTCTTGGAACGAGCCCCGGACATTATATCGAGTTTAGGGTCCCCGACAGGCAGCCTTTGTGGAGGGAACCGGTCCTCGAGCTTCTTGTTTACGACACCCGAGCGAACTTTGCTTTTTTGTGTCGATTGCCCCTTCTTTTTCCCAGCGTTGGGCGCATCGGAGGGAGTTTGCTTGTCGTTTCCTGTTCCGGGCGTAACTCCGACGACAGAGTTGCTTTTCCCTCCTCCAGTGTGAATTTTCTTACCATCTTCGTAGGCTTTCGTTAATTCGTTTACGTAGTTTTCCAGAGTGGAAACACGCTCCATTAAGAATGCGAATGCTTCCTCGACCTTCTTGAACTTACCCAAGAAAAACCGATGCTGGTCTGCTACCTTGGTTATGAAACTTTGACCATATTCGGTTTGCTTTTGTTTCGGCGTCGGACCTCTGTCCGGTTGGTCTTCGCTCTGTCCCGTCCCGTCGCTTTTGATATTTTCGGCATCCTGTTTTTCTTTCTCTTTTTGAGCTGCCTTCGCTGCTCGTTTTATTTCTCGGGCTCGGTTTCTTTCCAGAAGATCGTTAATTCGATCTCGGGACCCTAACCGCCCCCTGGTAGCTATTTGTTGTGGACTTAATATTTGGTTTTCACTCATATTGGTTTAATCGATTGACGGGAATAAGGTATTCCCCTATCCCCGCCAAAGCAATCAAAACCTATTCAAACGCTATGACTGTGACCGTATCAGTCGCAGCAAAATCCGTTGCTCCATCCTTGTTCAGGATGACATTGTTCCCTGAAATCAGGATGTCGGGGTCAATCAAGGATTTAGCATTTGTCGATGTCACCTTAGACGAAACCGTCGCATGGGCCACAGGGAATGGGAACGCAAACACCATAAACGCAGTTGTTACCTCAGTTGCATTCGGGACACGGCTATCAATAGAAAACCGCTTAATTCCTGAATTAATCTGCCGTCCTCCATACATTGCGGCTGCGGCAAACACGTTGTTTGTCCCAGCGAGAGTCTCTGTGCAGGCATGTGCCTCTGGACCAGAATCTCGCGCCACCAATAACAGTGCTGCCGCTCCAAGTTTGACGGCCGTAACCTTTGTTGAACTCGCATTGATTACTGGCAGGACTCCATCAATGAATTCCTCTGCTGTTGGATCTGCCCCTGCTGTAGTTGTCCCGAGCGTTCCGGCATCGAAAACGTCTCCAGCGGGAGTGAAAGTTTCAGTCGTAACGATTGTATCACCACTAACACCAGCTTTAATCGCTGTGATCACTGCATCGTTTGCAGCAAAGGCGGCCATAGTGACTGTGGGGTGCGCAGAATTTAACGCATCCCCGGCAACGGCAGCAACTAGGTTCGCTTGTGCGGCTGCGGCGTTTGCTCCAAGGTTCACCTCACCAGAGGCAGATGCGGACGCCTTGAACGTGTAAACGGTCGTGTCGATCGTTAAGGTGTCGTTAGCGGTTGGTATGGTTGCCATGCTAAGGGTTCCTTGGGAGGCAATGGCATTAGAGAACAGGTTAACTTCAATGTTTCCAGAAGTGATGTCTCCGGTCGCGCTGATTAAGCTGACTTCGAAGATCTCACCGCCAATGGTCACAGTCTCAGCATCACTGACGGCTGCGGCCACTCTCAAAACATTTACGGCCTTAGTCCGTTGGCCTGCTAAGAGCTTATTAATGTTTTTTAACGGGTTTGACATAATGATCTATTCTTTCTTATTTGATTTTTAAGGTAAAGGGTGGGCCAGCAAGCCAAACCAATAATTCACTTACTGGCCCGTGCACCGGCGCAAATCATTTCACAAAAAAAGGGACCGACGGCCGAAACCATCGACCCCTTAAGGCACTCATAATTTTTATAAATTATTATGGTCGACTTTCAAAAGCCGAACGTTTTTTGCCTCATACACACGAATCCAGTTAGCTGCGCTCTGTAATTCTGTGTCGGTAGGAGATTGTCCTGCGACGGAACCGGCCTGCCATTGAACTCCCCTTGGGTGAAGAAGGTAACGTCTTCGGTTAATCAAAAGATCGTCCGAGGCCAACGCTTCACGGCTGAACTCAATCGCCTCAGATCCGAAACCGCCACGCAATGGACGATCGCCGAGGTTTGCGTTTCCACGTGCATACGCTCCAGCTCCAAACAAGTAGGAGGTGTAGACGGTTCCCGATGTGGTCCCGGCACGGGTTGGAAGGGTGTCATCCACGATAACCAAGCGTCCCTGAAAAGTCGGGATGGTTGCCTTGCCGGATGAGTCAGGGACGAAATCAATCAAGTCCTGTTTCAGAAGTGATGCTTCGGTAGCACTGTGCATGGCGATCGCCGTCACACGCGCCTTCGCATCTCCAACCTTTTGAAGAGTTTCAATGAAGGTTTCACCGTTCAGGGTTGAGTCAACATCGTAGGTGGTTGTGTCCTCCGTGGCGATGTCGTTCTCATTGACAGTCATGGAAGAATCAGCAAAGACACCAACGAGTGAAGCGAGCAGTGTCGTTTCATCAACGCGAGCCCAATACTCTCCAATCAGATCTCCGATCGCTGCCATCGGATCTTCACCCAAAAGAAGGCTTGAAAGTAAATTAACACTCCATGCTTGTCCGTCATTGTGAATCGCGGCTGCATCCGTTGCGGTGCTAATGCTGTTCACTGAGAGGTTGGATGAATCGTCAAGAATCTGACGTGCCCCTGAGAGATCCTGGAAAAACGGCATGTTTACCGTCTTGCCACCGCTTTGTGCAATCTCGTCAAACTGTCCATCGACAGAGACGATTCCACTTGCGACAAAACGAGCCTCTTCGGCTGTCCGTTCAATTAAATATCGTTCGTAATTTGATGGTATTACGATGTCTGAAACCAATGTTTTAGCCATATTGTTATCCTGTTTTTATTGTGATTGTCGTGGCAATCAGCTCGGAGCCAACTCTGCTTCTTTTCTCAACTGTGAGGCTAATGAGGGGTTACTTTGTTCAAGCTGCCCTTGTTTGGTTAAGTTCCATCCTTTGCCTTTCTTATATGGATTGAGCTTCGGATGGCCGCTTACGCCTGCACTGCCATGATTAGAAGCCCCGCTTCCAGTTGAATTCTGGAACAAGTGAGCTGCTTCCACCGAAAGCCGATCAACCCATTCTGGTATTGTGATGGGCGTAACACCGTCAGGCCCATACCAAGTCTGCCCGTCCTTCATCGGAAGTATACTCCCTTCCTTATAAACGAACACTGTCTTTGCTCTTGATATTATATCCGGAAGAGCTCCTGTCAACGCCTTTTTTGAAGTTGCTGCACTCATTACGACCTGGTTGATCTCAAGGTCCTGCAGGCGACTAGCAGCCGTGTCCCGCTCGGAGGAAACCTTCTGTATCTCCTGCGAATGAAGTTCTTTCATTTCCTTCACACGACTTTCGACGATAGCGTCAACGTCTCCTTTCTTCAGGAGTTCCTTCTCCTCCAAGAGCCTCTGCTGTTCGACAGCCTTGTTGTATGCTTCTAAATCAATGTTCCCGAACTTCTTAATAAGGTCCTCGTTTTGGGATTTGAGTGCCAGGTTGCTGTTCCTAAACTCATCCAGCTTTTCCTTCGGCGTCATTCCCTCCGGAATGAAATCATTCTGGAGAACCCATACCTTATCGTCTCCGTCTCCCGTTTCCTTATACAATCCTCGAGCCGCTTCCGGGATTTCAGTTATGTCTTTTGTTTTTCTTTTTAGTGCCATATTGGTTTTAGTTTTTGAGTTCTTGCCAGTTTCTTTCAATAAATGATTCCAGCAATGTGAATAATTTCCCATCAAGCGTGCTGGATTCCGCTGAAAGGGGTGATTTAATAATCGTATATTTCGATCTCTCAACATGTTGGTTGATCAAAATCAATGCCGTTGCCATAACTTTTGCGCCTCTCGTTTTAAGAAAGATGTCGAAATCGTTACAGAACCTCCACCACGCCGCAAGCATACGCCGTTCCCTAGCTGACATCAACTTAGTAACCTGATCTCCCCACTCAGTTTCCTTTCGGAAATTCTCAAACTCTGGGTCAATCTTAACAGCCTCCATCGAATGCCTTATCGCTTGAATCCATTTCACAAGCCGCAACTGGTCCGCCATTAATGAATCCATTTGAATGGGAAGCTTGGTCCGGGTGAAAACTTTTCCGTTCCGGCTGGTTGATGTTTTAAGGTTTATTCTCTTGTTTTTCATTGGTTTTACTCTCAAACCAAACACATCAACTAATCCGAAGCAATTAAATTATAACGCCTTGAGTTGCTCAAGCGTAAGCGGTCTTGAATTCTGATCCGTTAAATCGTCGACGCTAATCTGTCCGGAATCAAATAAATCCATGCGTCCCTTCCCAAGTATCTTCACCCTCCGGGCTTTGCTTTGTTTTGAAAGCCAACTGGAGAAATCGGTCGTCGCTGCCACCTGACCGTCCATACTCGCTCGTGTAGAAGCAACTATCCCTCCAATCTTGTCCCTCGCAATTCCCTGCTTTGAAAGTTCCTCACGGAAAAACCTCTCGAAATTCTTCCCACCCGGAGCCTGTTTCCCTTTATTGAGATCCTTCCAGCTTTTCAAAACTGAAATCTGTGTGCTCCTGCAATTCCAATGTGCAGTCGGACCAGGAAATACCTTTGAATGTCCTATCGGAGCCATAGTCTTGATATTCCAGAGCTTGCCGTCCAAAGCAATACAGATCTTTGACGTCCTTGTGTCCAGAGTGGAAACCCACTCAAGTCCCTTCACTATGTCACTATTGTTTTTGAAAATTTGAATCCGGGCCCCATTCGCTGCATTCTGAACGCTCGTCCTTACGAGTGCATCCGCCTGCTTTGCTTCTACTCTGTTCGGAGTCAGGATCCCGTCGGTAAAATTCGCTGCCCGTGTTCCTTTAACCCGCTTCACTAATTCATCAATCCCTTCGCCACGAAGAACGCCCATCCTCATCGCATCCTCAAATTTCCTCCGAACCCCCTCCTGTTGTCGACTCCACCACGTAGAGGACTTGGCTCCAAAGGTTAATCCCTCAGATGAAAGAGACTGGATTTGCTCCTTCGATAACCCCACTGTCGCTATATCTATACCGACCGCTCCGTTTAGAACCGAAAGCGTCGCTTTCCCCTCCATCATCGCAACCTCGCGTAAATTCCTCGTATGTTCCTCATCTATCCCACGGTAAGCGGCGGCTATCGTTACCTGAACCTGCTTCAATAGCCTGAGTAGCCTTTTTTGCCTGAAGGATGGAGGTTTAACGCCCGTTGCATCAAATAGGACAATATCATTCGTTAAACTTAAATGCAGCTTCCTGAGCGTCAACATAGTGTCCTTTGTGAGCGACGACTTTAGCCTCTCCAGAAGAATCAATCTAATGGTTATCTCATCTGTGATTTTATCTGAAATATTATCAGCCATTCATGAACCCTATTCCTCGTAACTCCCCGACGCAATAACGTCAGTCAATCTCTCAAACGCCTCTCGCGCATCTGAAATATTAGAATACGTCCACCCCTTACTGCCCCAATCCTCATTCGAAGGCGGGGATTCAACCAAATCCCACCCCTCCGAGTTATTCCAGAAGCTCGGCCATTTAACGGTTTTGAGAATCCATACCTCGAAAGTCTCCGAATTGTCAGCAGGGGATTTCGGCTTCCCAACCGTTAAACAGACATCCCCTTCTCGCCTCAATACCTCATGGGAGTAACCATTTTTTACTGTAAAACTCCCCAGTTCTATCGTTTTCTTTTTTGCGCTCATTATGTAATGCTATTCTTGATGCATACCCAGCCATGCGATCCTGGATTGCTTTCTCTAACTTCTTAATCCTTAATATCTTAACCCTAAGCTCCTCCCTGTCCTCATCTGTAGGAGCCTCTAGTCGTTTAAATTGACGATTTGCTATCCCCAACAATATAGGAATTCTTTTCAATTTTATTTCAGCTTTCCTTAAATGTCCGGCAATTAATTTCATAATAAATTGTGCCTGGACGAGAAATCAGGATCCAAGATCCCAGGCGGAACCATGTATGAAACGGGAATCTGTTAACCCGTCACCCTTCGAACCTTTCTCTCGGTCCGGCTAAGTCTTATTTGCTTCAGCTACTATCTTCCTCGCCTGTGGAAGCCCCAATACTATGATGGCAAGCGCAGCCTCTAATGAAATTTCTGTCTTGCCCGTCTCTCTTCTCGATAGAGCTAACCGCCTGAGCCCCAGCAGGTTGGCGACCTCTTCTTGCGTCCCTATCTCTTCTCGCCTGCTCTTGTATTCATTAAGATCCATTCTTCCCCTTCCTAAATCCTCCATTCAACTCCGAGGACAACGCATGCAAACAATCCATACAACAGGCACTCCCAACAGTGGAATTTATCCCAACAATCGAAAAGGCGTAAACCCGATCGCAGTTATCACATTGCCTAAGATCCGCAAGCGTCTTCTTTTCTATGTATTCAACTTTTATCGTGTCTTTAATCATTTAGGAAATCCTTTCATTTGGCTTCTTCTAAGGTCCTTACGATCCCTTCCAGAGTGGATCGCAATTTAGCATCATCGTCGATCAGTAATAATTTCTTAAATCCATCAATTAATAACTCCTCAGCCGTCTTTACTTCGGGGAGATTTGGTATCGTAGTGACTGGTTCGTGTCGCCCCGCCACAAGGGTTTGATTGGTAGTGGCAGGGCGTTCGTAAAAGACGATTCAAAAAGCAGATTGCTAACCGTCACGGCGCAAACTAAAACCCCCTCCCCATCCCCGATATCAACCTCAACTATCGTCGCATTCGTCACGATCCCCAACACGGACCACCCATTGGAGACAAGCGGAAATTCCTTAGAGGGTGGCATGTTCGTGGTCCCATACAGACGGTAAACCATGTTCGAACTCAACCCATTCGTCCCCTCATAGGCGTCCCAGGAAAACTTAACCTCCTTCCCCCTAGCGATAACACATAGACAAATTATATATACAACAGATAGTAATACGGTAATTAGCTTAATATTGGTTTTCATATTGGTTTTCATTCTATGTCTATGCCGCAGCAGCAGGTTTAACAACAGGAGCTGCCTTCGCTTTAGCCTCCGCATCTATTTCCGCATCAGCCTTATTGAAACCCAGTAACTGTTCCTCCCCGGAATTAATCCTCTCCTCCTCAAACTCATACTCCACGTCAGGAGGAATAATCTCCCCCTTCTTTAAGTTATCAAATAGCGTCTCCTTAGATATAATTCTAGACTGCCATAGATTCCCCATAGCAAGCGCATCGTNCGGCTTCATACGCTTGTTTATAAAATCAGTGTTTAACTAATAACTAGCCTCCGAAGGCGAGACCCGAACCAGCACATCCACCCCGCCTTCCCACCAGAAAACCCACTGATATACCCTCGTCAACCCCTCCGATATCGTAGATGCTATGTCCGCCAGAACCGACGTCTCCCCGCTCTGCCTAATCTCATGCGTCTGCGCCGCCTCCGCTGCCTTCTTTTGCGTCTCCAGGAGCCGAGCACCAACAACCTCCATCTCCCCCTTAGTATCAATTA